GGCGTGACATGGCCGATACTTAGCATTGTTCACTTATTTTGTGCGACTCGGAGTATCGCGAGAACACAGTCACGAAGAGTCAAAATCGTTGGCGACGATCTCATTGCGCAGTGGGAACGGAAGAGTACAGAAGTCTACTTTGGAAACCTCGAAGAGGTGAGACTTGTACCAAACCGGTCAAAGTCGCATCGATCGCCGTTTGGGGGTGTCTTTGCTGAAAGGTATTTCTACCTGACAAAGCAAGGTGACGCCACCAGCGGGCGGTCGACTGGACGGCGGCTCTCAAGAAGGAGCCGTGCTGAACCGTCGTATGACCTTAAACCGGTAAGAACCGTTCTACAGTACAGGCATTTGCCACCCGACTACAAAATCGACGACCCAGTTCAGCCTGGGGCGACAACGTCGCGGTCGAGTCGGACAGTGTTGGTTAGGCACCATCCACGGCATTTGTCTGCACTCGGAAGTGTTACACTCTCCGCTGTTTTCTTGGCGAAAACCAAGAACCGTACACCGCGCGACCGCATGATCAATCAGACTGCAATTCCCCTTAAGCTTGGGGAAGCAGTCCGACAGTCATGCGAGCGCGCGACGCGGGTCCAGCGAGAGCGCACTTACCGAGTCGCAATGGAATCGTGGAGAGGAAAGTTGCAGCAAATGAATGCTCTGGGCTTACCACTCCATTGGCCTCAAAGCCTAGGAGGTTGGGGGATCCCTGGCAAGCTGCATGCTGATCGAAAGTTCAGACATGTCGCTGCCGTGTGGGCGGGTATGGAACCCGGGTGTAGACCATCCTTCCCATCACTCCTAAGGCCGACCCCTTCGTCCGAACTCGAGGTCCGGGTGGACGAGGTCGTCGAGAACATGATTGACAAGTGCCCGCGCATACGCGTCCTAGAACGCGCAGCAAAAGGGCGGGTCAAAAAGTTCAAGACAACTTCGTCCATGGTTCTCAGAGAGCGCACGCAAAAACGGGTGTTCTTCACACCGTTCATACCAGGCGACACAGGCGGGGATGGAAATCCCTTTACCGACGCCGCGGAGCTCGTAGGCACTTCGAGAAGTGCTGCAGAGCAACCGTGGGTCGGTATGCCAGCCGATCTGATACGAGTGGAAATGAAGGCCGCGTTGCACGCACTCCTGAGATCCGGCCCGTACTTCTCAAGTAAGGCGACAGAAGAGGACAAGGCGCTATCGCTACGAGAGTTGACTCGTCGTGTCCTTTACCACGTGGACTCCTTGAACGGGCTGAGGCCCGGGCTCGCGCCAATCAAGGTGAAGAACGCTGTGAAAGTACAGTTGAAGGGGAACAGAAATCCCTCCTACTAGACTTCGCAGCTGTCCAGTCCATGTGTAACAAGCTCCACATCCCTGATGCACCTGCTAGGGCACTTCTAGAATGCAGAGAGGACTCCTCCATGTTCGGAGCCACGCTGGCACCCGGTTATCTGTACCTGAACCGGGGTGAGATGCCTGCGCGGCGCCTCCTATGGGGAGACGGAGTACAAGAGGACGACGTGATCGAGGTGGGTCCGGACAAGTCTAACGACGAG